AACGAAGTAAATATCGTTGCAAAGCAACTTGAGCGCAAAGAGTATGCATATAAGTGTGGAGATAGTCCAATTAACTCCTATTGCAACAAAGACCTCTGTAGAACGCGGAGATTTGGCGTAGGAGCGGCGGTACAGGGTGCGGCCATAGCAAACCTACGGAAATACAATTCGACGCCTCCAGTGTGGTTTTTGGACGTTAACGGAGAACCTTTGGAATTAGATACCGAGGCTCTGCAAAGTCAGGGTATTTTTCAGAAGGCTTGTATGGAGCAATTAAACTTCATGCCCCGTAGTTTACAGAGAACGGCTTGGGAAGCGCGGATCTCGGCTCTTATGGCTGAGATGCGGGAGAATGAGAGCGCCGTAATGGAAGTTTCTCAGGATGCTAGTACGTCTGGGCAGTTTCTGGAGTATCTGGAAGAGTTCTGTAGTCATTTGCAGATTGCATCCGACAAAGAAGAGATACTGCTTAGGCGTCCTTGGACTGACGAGGAGGAGAACCTAACTTACTTTAGACTTCGGGATTTTGAAGGTCACCTTAAAAAGAATAAGTTTTTTGAGTATAAGGCCCATCGAATAGCCCAGAGACTTAGAGACATTAACGGAGAAAGCACCGTTATGAAAATTAAAGGACGGTCTGTCCGCGTCTGGGCAATACCTTCTTTTGAAAAGATTGAAATAGAAATAGAAACACCAAAATTTAAGGATGATGAGGAGGTCCCATTTTGACAGAAGAACCGATGATGCAAGCTGATGGTTTTGACAAAGCCATTATAGGAATTACAGATGGTGTCGGAGGCCAGATGAATTTGGTCTACGACATAGAGAAATGTTTGAAGATCTTGATGTCCCGTGACGGGATGGACAGGGAGGAAGCTTTAGAGTTTTTTACGTTTAACGTTTCTGGAGCTTATGTAGGTAAAGGTACACCTATATTTGTATGGAAAATGACATTAAAGGAGATGATAGATGGAGACGTTGTCCAACCAGCAGCCACTCACTAACTATACGTTTAGTGAAAGAAACCGTCGCATATATTCAATGCATAAGGACGAGTTGAGAACCATGACCCATGTTGCCAAGGTGTATGGACTTACGCGACAGAGGGTACAACAACTTATAAAGAAAATGGACGAGTATGGTTACAATGAAAGCCGTCGTTGTGTACCCGCTATATTTCTTAAAGATATGATCCTTCCGCCAAGACTTCACGATTTTTTTCGGAAGAGGAATTTACACAATAAAACTATACCAGAATTTGTGGAGGACTATGGGATCTACTACATGTATGTAGAAGGAGGAATTGGAGACCGTTCCTTTAGATCGTTCATAGAAGCTGTCAGTGCAAATGGATACGAGAAAGAAGCCCAGAGACTGGAGAAGGATCTGGAAAACGTAAAGTCGCGATTAGAATAATGAAGGTGCGGGATGAAAAATAAAAAATTAGAAGAAGAATTTGCTTTGAAACCAATTCCGAAAGATAGATCTCAAACTTATCGGCTCACTAACAAAGGCGTGAGAAAAGAACTATCAGAAAAAATTAGGGATTGGAAAAAGTTTAAACGGTCCGACAATGTTTAGAATATTTGGTCCACCGGGGACGGGTAAAACGACTACACTCCTTGATATGGTGGACAGGGCTCTTGAAGCGGGGACCCATCCACACAGGATTGCCTTCCTTGCTTTTACTCGGAAAGCGGCCCACGAAGCACGGGACAGAGCGGCGAAAAGATTTAAACTTGATCCCAAGGAAGATCTGCCGTACTTTCGCACATTACACAGCCTTGCGTTGGCCCAAAGCGACATTCGCGTAGATCAAATCATGCAACCCGAAGATTACAAAGAGTTGAGTAGTCAAATAGGTTATAGTTTCTCTGGATCTTCTACGAATGTTGACACGGTTGCAGATAATTTGTTGGCGAACGATCCCGTGCTTGGACTGATAAATCTAGCTCGTCTGCGTAAAATTAGTCTTAGAGATCAATATAATCAAAGTAATATAGACTTGGACTGGATGCTTGTGCTTTTTATAAGTAAGGCACTGAAAGAGTTTAAAGATGCCCGAAACAAGTATGACTTCACGGACATGCTCGTGTCGTTTGCAGAAAGCGCCGACAAATATTGTCCACGGTTTGACCTTACATTTCTAGATGAGGCTCAGGACTTGTCCCCGTTGCAGTGGGACATTGCCCACGTTTTGGATAAAAAATCCGATAAAATGTATGTTGCGGGCGATGATGATCAGGCGATATACAGATGGGCGGGCGCTGACGTTGATCAATTCATAAACTTGGAGGGCGGTAGTGAAACTCTATCGCAGTCTTTTAGAATACCTAAAAAGGTGCATTTCATAGCGGATAAGATATCACGACGCATGAGTAAGAGGTTTCCAAAACAATACAAGCCTAAAGATGAAGAGGGTTTGGTCAAATGGATTTATTCTATTGACGAAATCGATATGGATGAGGGCAATTGGATGATCCTATCTCAGGCGGGGTATATGTTATCGCCCGTAAAACACGATCTTAGATCAAACGGCTATCTGTTTAGTCATATGGGGCATCGTAGTATTTCCGAAAAAATCAGTTCCGCCGTGAATGGTTGGGAGCAAATGCGTAAAGGTAAAACTATCACGGGCGACGTAGCACGGAACATCTATAGTTTTATGTCTACTGGGGACAGGGTAAAACGAGGATTTAAGAAATTGGCTAATTTATCGGACGAAGACGATATAAGTCTTGCAGATTTACAGGAGCATTTTGGACTTCTCGTTGGTGATGAGCTAATATGGCACGAAGCCATGAATAAAATGCCTGAGACAGATCGGGCGTATATAACAAAACTATTGAGGAAGGGAGAAAAGTTCAACGGGGAGCCTCGCATAGCGGTGTCCACGATCCACGGAAGTAAAGGTGGAGAAGCGGAAAACGTTGTGTTGTTTACCGATATTAGCCCCGCAGCCGATGCAGATATGCGGATTAACGCTGACGATATACACAGGACATTTTACGTTGGCGTCACAAGAACCAAAAAAAACCTGTATATCGTCGCAGCAGAAGACGCAATGAGGAGTTATATTCTATGAAACGAGCAGAAATATTAAAGAAGGCCGAAGAGATGATAAACGGCCCAAGAGCAAAAGATTATGGAGATGCCTACAAAAACCACGAACGGATAGCTAAGATGTGGTCCGTGCTTCTTGAAAAGGAAGTGACTGTGGCTCAGGTGTACCAATGTATGATAGCGGTCAAACTTAGCCGTTTAATAGAGACGCCCGACCACGAAGATTCCTATGTGGATATCTGTGGCTATGGCGCATTGGCGGGCGAAAAATGAAATCCCTACAGATGGCGATGTTTACGCCGAAGTCGGACTGGGTTCCACCTTCCGAACTTCCCGACATCTTTTCCGCAAAGCAGATTGCGGTTGATGTTGAGACAAGAGATCCAAATATTAAAACAAACGGACCCGGATGGCCTACGGGAGACGGGGAGGTAGTAGGCTATGCCGTCGCGACAGACGAGTGGCAAGGCTACATTCCCGTAGGGCATCAGGGAGGGGGCAATCTAGATAAGCGTATTGTCAGTAAATGGCTGAAGAAAGTGTTTGAGTGTCCCGCCGATAAAGTAATGCACAATGCCCAATACGACGCGGGTTGGATAAAGCGGGAGGGGTTTCAGTTAAACGGACGCCTTATCGATACTATGGTTATCGCCGCCCTACTCGACGAGAACCGTTTTAGTTACAGTCTGAATGCTTTGTCTTACGACCATCTTAATAAGACGAAGAGCGAAAAAGGACTCGTTGAAGCTGCAACGGACTTTGGCGTGGACCCGAAAGCAGAGATGTGGAAACTACCCGCCATGTATGTCGGACCGTATGCCGAGACCGACGCATCTCTGACCTTGGAGCTTTGGAACTATTTCAAGATTAAACTGCAACAGGAAGACCTGATGAACGTTGCTAATCTGGAACTCGACCTTTTGCCCTGTCTGATAGATATGACTTGGAAGGGCGTTCGTATTGATATGGACAAGTTAGAGCAGACTAGAGATGCTTTGCTCAAACGGGAAAAGGACGTATTGAAAAAGATAAAGAGTACTACTGGGTCAGACGTAGAGATCTGGGCGGCGCAATCTTTGGCGAAAGCGTTTGACAGTCAGGGTATTCCGTATCCCAAGACCGAGAAAGGCGCCCCGTCTTTTACAAAGATGTTTCTTAGCGACCATGAACACGAATTACCTAAGCTGATTGTTCAGGCCCGTAATCTTAATAAGACCCACGGGACGTTTATCGCAACGATTATGAAACACGCGGGTAAAGATGGACGTATACATAGTCACATAAACCAGATTAGATCGGACGATGGAGGGACGGTGTCGGGACGGATAAGCATGAACAACCCGAACTTACAGCAGATCCCCGCTAGAGATCCTGAGTTGGGGCCGATGATTCGTAGTTTATTCTTACCCGAAGAAGGCGATAAGTGGGCGAGTGTTGATTTCTCGCAACAGGAACCACGGATCTTGGTCCACTATGCTTATGTTTATGGGCGAAATACGAACCCGTTGCCGAAAGTTGATGAGTTTGTAGAGGCGTACAGGAATGATCCGAACATGGATTTCCATACAATGGTAGCCGAGATGGCCCAGATACCCAGAAAACTC